ACCCTACCCTACCCGTACGGAGAAGAAGTAGAATGTTGGACATGGTAACAAATCCTCTAGCATCTGCAATGTTTAGAAGATGTCTAGATGTTAGACGATACGCCAAGCCAAAGAAAAGCAAGAAGATACGACAATCTGCCAAATGCGGACAAATCTTGTATTGTGTGGATAACTTGTGGATAACTCCTTCATGTGATGAAGTGCACCATCGTGGGACCAAGTCGGGACCATGTGGGACTATGTCGGATCAAGTGGCGACCAATAGCCAACTCCGTCAATCTTGGCCATAACCCGCCAAGAGGGCGGTTGGGATTGATGCAATGAAAAATTGTCACAGCGCCAAGTAATCGGCAACAGCTTGCGGTATAACAAGATGCGCTCACATTGGGATACCGCCAGCACATCAAAGCAAATTGCCGCTTGAAAAATTGTCAATCATGCCTTGTGTTGTCAATGGCCGGGCGCGGCATAGACATATGCCAGCGCGGATGTCCTGCTCTATATCAGGCCCGTGAAAATCACAGATGCTGCCGATATCGCCCGGCCCCAACCATCGAGGACCATGACCGAAGCCATCCACAACACCAAATATCAAGTCCAGCCAGCGGCGACTGTCGATTGGTCGCTGATGGAGTTCTATTGGGCCGCCTGGGCCTCTGAAATCGCCTCTGCTGCGCGATCGGAGATAGAGGCATGGCTGAAGATGGGCGTGGAGATCGTTCAACAGCGGGTCCTTGCGGGCCGTAAACGATCGAGGGTCGCTGCGCCAACTTTCGCTAGATATGAGCAATCATAGGGCGGGCTACAGATGGCGATGATGCCTCAGGATTGGACGCTTGGCGGATTGGCGACTGAACTGCGCCGCGACAAGCGCTGGCTTGCGAAGCTCATTGCCGACGCCGGCCTTGAGCCGGTCAAGGAAAAGGGCCGGGTGAAATACTGGCGCATGGCCGATGTGGTCAAGGCGATCATGGGCCGCGACCAGGCGCTGGACCTGACGGCAGAGCGGGCCCGACTGGCGGCGAACCAGGCCAAAAAGCTTGAGCTGGAGATTGCCCAGATCGAGGGAAGCCTGGTCCCGATCGAGACGGCGAAGGAGGCGCTTGAAAAGCAGGTTGTGGCCGCCAAGGGCAAGTTGCTTTCGATGGCCTCGCGGCTGTCACAGCGGATTGCCTCGATCACCGGCGGCGATCTGCTGGAGATTGAGCAGCTAATCACCGATGAAGTCCACGACGTGCTGAAGGAGATGGCCGGCGCAGATGCTAGCGCAGGAGACAGCGCAAAGCGGAAGCCCGCACGACGTCGTCGGAAGTCTGTTGGCAGAAGTCGCAAATCTATGGCTTCCGCCGCCGGATCTGACGATTAGCGAGTGGGCCGATAGCTACCGCGTGCTGAGCCGGGAGGCGTCGAGCGAGCCCGGCAGGTGGCGTACCGATCGCGCCCCATACCAGCGTGAGATGATGGACGCCGCCAAGCGCCGCGATATTGAACGCGTCTACCTGATGACGTCTGCCCAGGTCGGCAAGTCTGAGGTGATGCTGAATGTCTTGGGCTATTTCATCCACCAGGACCCCTCCCCGATCCTGATGGTGCAACCGACGATTGAGATGGGCGAGGCGTTCAGTAAGGATCGCGTTGCGCCGATGCTGCGGGACACGCCTGCGCTGGCCGCGATTATCGGAGATATTGGGCGGAAGAAGACGGGCAACACGCTTCGGCATAAGAAATTTCCCGGCGGGCACCTGTCGATTGCCGGGGCCAACTCTCCGGCGTCGCTGGCCAGCCGCCCGGTGCGCGTGGCCCTGGGTGATGAGGTTGACCGCTGGCCGCCGTCGGCCGGCACCGAGGGAGACCCCTGGCAGCTCGTTATCAAGCGGACGGCGACCTTTCACAACCGCAAGTTGATCGCCGCATCTACGCCGACTATTACCGATGCGTCGCGGATCGAGCGGCTGTTCAAGCAGGGCGACCGGCGGCTTTATCTTGTGCCCTGCCCGAAATGCGGCGAGAAGTCTCCGCTGTGCTTCAGTGCGGACAAGACGACGATTTACCGTCACGATGATATGCCGGCGATGGAGATGAAGTTTGACCGGCACAATCTGTCCTCGACGTGGTTTGAGTGCCCGCATTGTGGCGAGAGGATTGGCGAGGGCAAGAAGGCGTGGATGCTGAAGCATGGCGAATGGATGGCGACGGCACAGTCCGCCGGCGTGGCTAGCTTCCATGTCTGGGAGGCTTACTCGCCGTGGCGGCGGTGGGAGCAGGTCGCGGACGCTTTCTTGAAGGCAAAGGATGATCCGCTGCTGCTGCAAACGTTTGTCAACACAGTCCTTGGCGAGCCGTTCGAGGACCGCGTATCTTCGATCAGCGTTGCGACGCCGGCGACCCGCGGCGAGTTGTATGGTGCGGAGGTGCCGTCCGGGGCCCTGGTCTTGACTGCCGGCATTGACGTCCAGGATGACCGGCTGGAGTGGACTGTTTACGGCTGGGGAAATGGCGAGGAGAGCTGGGCTATCGCGCACGGCGTCATCCATGGTAACACAGCAGCAGATCCAGTTTGGAAGCAGCTTGACGATGTGCTGATCAACGGAGTTTGGCAGAGGGCGGATGGCGCGTCGATGAAGGTTGCCGCTGCGTGCATCGATAGCGGTCACCGCACCGACCAGGTTTACCGCTACGTCCTGCCACGTCAGGCGCGGCGCATCTATGCCGTCAAGGGCCATGGTGGCCCCAATCGCCCGGTTGTCTCTGGTTCAACGAAGCAGAAGGTCGGGCGCACTTCGTCATACGTGAAGCTGTTCACGGTTGGCACCGACGAGGCAAAATCCATCATTTACACGCGGCTTGGCATCGAGAGGCCCGGGCCGGGCTATATGCATTTCCCGGTTAGCGATGATTTCGATGACCTATTTTTTCAGCAGCTCACCGCCGAGAAGTGCATCACGGAGTGGCGCGGCGGGGTTGCCAAGCGCATATGGGTGAAGATCAGGCCGCGTAACGAGGCCCTTGATTGCGCGGTTTACGCCCTGGCGGCCCTGTATATTCTGCGCCCGAACTGGCCGGCGCTGAGTCGTCGTGCTGGCGGGGCGAGTGCCGAGAAGTCAACAAAGAAGCGCCCGGTTATTCGCCGCAAGCGGGGCGTCGGGCTGAAGCGGTGGTGATAGCATGAATGCGAGTATCCCCGAAGTTGAGCCGACGGAGTTCACCGCTGGCGATACCGTCAAGTGGAAGATTTACACGTCCGATTATTTACCGGATGATGGCTGGGTAATGTCCTATGTGTTCGTTGATGATGACGAGCAGCACACCATCACCGGCACCGACAACGGCGACGGATACCACCTTATCACGATTGATACGACGACCTCTGCGACGTTCAGCCCGGGCTATTTCCGCTGGCAGAGCTACGTCAGCAAGGACGCCGAGCGGTATACTATTGGGCGCGGCGAGATCGAGGTTAAAGCCGACTTCGCCACGGCGACCACCGGCTATGATTCGCGCTCGCATGTCAAGAAGGTTCTGGATGCTATTGAGTCGCTGATCGAAGGCAAGGCGTCGAAGGACCAGGAGAGTTGGTCTGTCGAGGGCCGGGCGCTGAGTCGGTATAGCTGGCCAGATCTGCTGAAGCTGCGCGACAAATACCTGCGCTATTACCGCGAAGAGCAGGCGGCGGAGAGGATCGCTCGCGGTCTTGATGGCGGGCGCAAGATCGTCGTGAGGGGCTGATATGGGATTCAAGGACATATTTCGCCGCGGTAAGAGGTCGAATCGCAGGACGCCGCCAGATCTGCGGCGCAGGCTATTCACCGCTGCGGAGCTCTCGCGGCTGACCAACTCTTGGACCAGCTCGCCGCAGACCATCAATGAGGTTCTGAAGTCCGAGCTGAAGACATTGCGGGCTCGATCGCGGGAGCAGGCGATCAACAACGACTATGCCAAGCGGTTTGTGAATCTTGTTGACGGCAATGTTATTGGCCCGTTTGGCATGCGGCTCGACCCCGATGTGCGCTTCCCTGGCCGGGCCCGCAAGCCAGACGCAGCGGCCAATCGCGCCATCCTCGCAGCATGGAAGAAATGGGGCCGCCCTGAAAATTGTGACCTGGCGCAGAATCTGTCCTGGCTTGAAATGCAGCACCTCGCGGTCCGCACAATGGCGATTGACGGCGAGGCGATCTTCATTGAGCATGACGGCGGTAATAGCTGGTTCGCATTGCAGTCTATTGACCCGGAGCTGCTGGATGTTGAGCTGAACGTTGATCTGGGCAACGGCTCGCGAATCACGATGGGCGTTGAAACTGACGCCATCGGGCGGGTTGTGGCATATCACTTCATCGACAACGGCGGAGACCCTGCGACTTATTACCCGACGGGCCGCATGTATAAGCGGGTCCCCGCCAAGAATGTCCGCCACTTGTTCTTGCGCGAATTCCCCGGCCAGCTTCGCGGCATCCCTTGGATGAGCGCGTCCCTGCTGACGCTGCGTAACGTTGACGAATACTCCGAGGCCGCGCTGATCAACGCCCGTCTGGGCGCTGTCAAGAACCCGATCATCACCAGCGAGACCGGGCAGTTCATTGGCGATGACGTGGACGAGGACGGGAACCCGGTCATCGATATTGGCGAGCCTGGCGAGCCGTGGCTGCTGCCGGATGGATATGGCGTTGATACCTATGACCCGACGTATCCAAGCGGCGAGTATGGCGACTTCATCAAACAGCATCTGCGGCGCGTCGCTTCCGGTTTGGGCGTCAGCTATAATACCTGGGCCAATGATCTTGAGGGCGTCAATTACAGCTCGCTGCGCCAGGGAGCTCTTGATGAGCGCGATGTCTGGATGGTACTGCAGGAGTTTGTCATTGGGCGTCTAGTTGCGCCGGTCTATGAGCGGTGGCTGTGGCTTTCGCTGCTGGGTGGATATATCACCTTTGGCGATACGCCGGCGAGCACCGACCGCTATGACAGCTATCTGAATGTTATCTGGCGGCCGCGCCGGTGGAAGTGGGTTGACCCGCTCAAGGAGGTCAACGCCAACGCCAAAGCTATCGAAACAGGCATTACCTCACGGACGCGGGTTGCGTCTGAACAGGGTGTTGATTTCGCTGATATTATTGATGAGCTGGCCCGCGAGCGCCAGTTGATGCAGGATGCCGGCTTGTTGCCGGCCAGCAAGGAGTCGGACGCAAATGTCCAACAGAATCAAGGCTGAGGATCTTGTCCGCAAACTTCAGGGCGAACGCCTGGAGACGCGGGCGTTGATCGACAAGGTAATTGACGAAGAGAGCCGCACTGTTCAGCTGGCCTTCTCTAGCGAAGAGCCGTATGAGCGGTTCTGGGGGATCGAGATCCTTTCGCATGATCGTGGCGCCATGAACGACGAGCGCCTGCGAGATGGTGCGCCGCTTCTTTACAACCACAATATGAACGATCTGCTTGGCGTTGTCGAGCGCATCTGGATTGGAGATGACCGCATCGGGCGGGCCGAGGTCCGGTTCAGCAAGTCCGCACTTGGCGATGAGAAGTTCCGGCAGGTCTTGGAGGGCGTGCTCCGCCATGTGTCGGTTGCATACACCATCGACGAGATGGTGCTGCAGGAGCAGCGCGATGATGGCCCAGACGTCTACTTGGTCACCAAGTGGACGCCGTACGAAGTAAGCATGGTCACCGTTCCCGCTGATCATACTGTCGGCGTCGGGCGGGCTATGCATAGCGACGATAATATTCCCGAGGAGGAAAGTAAGATGTCCGAGAACGTGAAGACCAACGAGCCCGTGGCCGCCCCTGCGCCGCAGGTTGATGTTGACGCCATCCGGGCTGAGGCCGCCGCTAACGAGCGGAAGCGTCAGGCCGAGATTAATAAGCTGCGCGAGCAGTGTGTCGCCCGCGGGTATGATTTCGCCGATGATCTGGCCCGCCAGTTCATTGAGAGCGGTCGCAGCGCCGAAGAGTTCCAGAGGGTTGTTGCCGAGCGCGTGCTGAACAGCCCGCTGGAGACCGTGGCCGCCAATGCCGAGATCGGCATGACTGATAAGGAGGTTCGTCGGTTCAGCATCGTGCGGCTGATCAATGCGCTGGCCAGCCCCAACGATCGCGCCGCCAATGAGGCCGCCGCGTTCGAGCTGGAGGCCTGCCGGGCCGCTGCCGAGCAGATGCGGAAGTCGCCGCAGGGCGCGATCCTGCCGGCGGATGTGCTGACCCGTGATCTAACTGTTGGCACTAATTCTGCTGGCGGCTATCTGAAAGCCACCGAGCTGATGCCCCTGATCGAGCTGCTGCGGAATAAGGCCATGACCATCCAGGCTGGCGCGACGGTTCTGAGTGGCCTTGTTGGCGATATCGCCATTCCGAAGCAGAGCGGCGGCGCGACGGCATACTGGGTTGCCGAGGGTGGCGCACCTACCGAGAGCGCGCAGGCGCTTGGGCAGCTTTCGTTGAAGCCCAAGACCGTCGGCGCCTTCACGGACATCAGCCGCAAGCTGCTGCTGCAGTCGAGCATCGATGTTGAGGCGTTCGTCCGGAACGATCTGGCAGCCGTGCTGGCGCTGGCGATTGATGACGTTGCCATTGAGGGCGGCGGCACTAACCAGCCCACCGGCATTTTGAAGACCACCGGCATCGGTGACGTTGACGGCGGGGCCAATGGTGCCGCCCCCGACTGGGCTGATATCGTCGATCTCGAGACCGCCGTTGCGGTTGACAATGCTGATGTTGGCACGCTGGCTTACATGACCAACCCGAAGGTGCGCGGCGTTCTGAAGAGCACCGAGAAGGCCACCGGGACCGCGCAGTTCATTTGGGAGGGCGGCGAGTTCCCGCTGAACGGCTACCGCGCCTATGTTACCAACCAGGTGCCTAGCGATCTGGAGGACGGCACCGGCACCGGCCTGTCCGCGATCATCTTCGGTAACTGGGCCGACCTGATTATCGCCATGTGGGGCGGGCTCGACATCATGGTTGATCCGTACTCCAATAGCACCAGCGGCACCGTTCGCGTTGTCGCTCTCCAGGATGTTGATATCGGCCTGCGCCATCCTGAGAGCTTCGCCGCAATGCAGGACGCTATTGCCTAACTAGCGGCATAGATGGGGGCGGGCTTCGGCTCGCCCCCATGAAAGGAAGCAGACATGAAGATTAAGATTGTCCGCGGAACCGTTTGCGATGGCCGAGTTGTGCGCCCAGGCGATATTGTCGATGCCAGTGAAAAGAGTGCATTTGTGCTGATTCGCCTTGGCAAGGCCGTCGAGTATGACGGCAGCGTTGATGAAGGGCTTGTTGATTTCGTCGAGAAGCCAAAGAAGCGCGGGCGGCCCAAGAAGAAGCGCGATGCTGAAGATTGACGGCTTCCAGCATCTTCAGAAGGTCCGCAAGGATCTTGGCAAGATTAACAAAGCCATGCTTCGCGAAGAAGCCAACGCTGTCAATGTCGGCGCCCGCAAGGCGCGGTCGCTGACGCAGAAGGCGACGGCTCGCAGGACAGGCCTTAGCTCGCGGTATATTGGCCGCCGCATTGCGTTGAAGCGGGCTAACGCCAGAAAGCGCCGTATGGCCGCCAGGGTGCGGGCATATAGCCAGAAGTTCTCCGCGTCTTATCGCGACAAGGCCAAAGGCAATGCTCTGGTCGCTCGTGAAATGAAGCGCGGCGGTGTGAAGTTGGGGAAGGTGTTTTTCCCTGGTGCCTGGGTCGGCTACTCCAGCCGCTATAGGCGCGAGTTTGTCGGGCGGAGGCGCGGTAAGATGAATATGCCGATTGAGTACCCGTCGATTGAGCTTGAGCCGGTCATCAATAGTACGCTGAATGCAGCGCAGCGTATTGCTGGCCGCGTAGTTGAAGCTGAGATGGCCAAGCGTATCGAGAAGCTGAAAAGGAAGTACTGGTAATGCCGACGACGCCGACGAGATATCTTATTTTCGAGCAGGTCGTTCAGCGGCTTGGCGAGATCGTCGCCGGCGTTGACTATTGGACATCGCCGACGGTGCAGCGCCTTGAGCCGCCGGACCCAGATAGTGGCGACTCTGGGCCTTGGATCGTCGTTAGTTTCGGGCCAGAGAATCCCGGCGAGCCGTCTGTCGGCGGGCGCTACAACAGCAGCTTGACGATCAACATTGACGGCTATGTCCAGAAATCGAGCAGCGCGGCGACGACCGTTGATAGCGCGTGCAAGTTGTTGCAGGATATCCGCAAGGCTATCTTGAGCAACATTGCCGCGATCAAGGAGGACGTCGCTGAATGCCTGTATGTCTGGCTTGCTGATGAAGATACAGATGAGGGGATCCTCGATTATGGCGGCGGGCTTGTTCGTGTTCGCCAGCCAATTGTCGTTGTCTACAAGACCGGGACGGAGTGGATGTGATGAGCAAGAAGGCAAAGATGATTGAGTATGTAAACGGGTTGAAAGTCCCCGTGCACGTAAAGGGCGTCGGCTGGGTTCAGCCTGGCGATACGTTCAAGCTGCCTGCGGATGTTATTGTGAAGCATCCCGGCATCAACCGCGCCGATAAGATCGGCAACAGTGAGGTGATTGATGATGAGTGAGCCTATCGGCCTGGACGGCGGCATCCTCATTGGCGCCGAGTCTACATATGGAGTTGAGGCAACCACGAAGGTTGCTATCCATGCGACCAGCGCGACGCTTGGCGTCAGGCGCGGTGCCCGTCGCCGCCGGCAGCGGCTGACGTATCGGACGCCGACCGTCAGCATGGCGCCGGTCTATGTTGACGGCGAAATCGTTGCCGGCATGACGGACAATGATAATGTCCTAGGTGTATTGTTTGGTGCATGGGGTGCGGCGACGGATGATGCGGTTGCGCATACCAAGACCTACGCCGTCGGTACATCCACGCCCGACAACCCCAGCCTGACGGTTGCAGTCAATCATGGCGGCGGCCATGAGTGGACGTATACCGGACTGGTGCCGTCTTCGCTGACGATGGAGTTTACGCCAGAGGACGCCAGTGTGACTGCCGCGTTCGTCGGCAAAGCCGGGGCCAAAGAGGCCACCGCCAGTACAATCACCCGCCCGAGCGAAAACCTTATCCTTTCGCCGGCGGACTATGGATCGCTGTTTGTCAGCGCAGCGGCGTATGATTTCAATTCGTTCCGCGTCCAATTCCAGGTGCCGACCGATATGGCCGGGCAGGACAGCGTTTCGGCCTCGACGATTCGCCGCGCCTTCTGGAGTGGCTCCGTGGCTATTACCGGTACGATTGAGCTCGACCTGACAGATGATTCGTCGATGGACTCGATTACTTTGCTCGCTGTGTATCTTGCCACCGGTATACTTGGCGACATCTCGCTCGGCAATCTGCTAACGCTGAGCGGCTGCAGGATGATCGGCGACCCGCCGGCGCTTGAGTCCGGCGTCCAGAAGGTTGCTATCAACTTCGAGGCCGAGGGTTGCGACGTCGTTCTATCTTACTAGGAGTGGCAGATGAGTAAGGTCGGGGAGATCATCAACCGCAAGACGTTCATACACGAGATTGACGGCATTGAATTCGTGATGTGGCGGCTAAGTGCGAAGATGGCGCTGCGCGTGCTTGGCAGCAAGCTGTTCGGTATGGTAGCCGCGGCGAGGACGGCTTCTGACAAGCAGGGGGTCGCGGAAAAGATCGACCTCAAGAAGCAGCGCGAGATCATGGAAAAATATCTCCGTGATGCGATGATCTCCCCGGCCTGTGGTGATGTTACCGACGCAGACGCCGACATCATCACCTTCGACGACCTCGACCGTGCCGGGATGACTGATGAGCTATTCCGCGCTCTGATGTCGTCGGCAGAGGGCGGTGATACGGGTTTTACCGAGACGTTCTCGGCGGGACAGACGGCGGACGAGTCGCAAGCTGGCTCGACGGACTCGGACAGCGATACGGAAGGCGGCCAAGCGAGTTGATTGGAATTGACCCGGAAAGCCCCTGGGCGCTGGCGTTTGACGCTGAAGTTGCAATAAAGGCGGATAGCAGCCGTGGCAACTAAGAAAGTAGATCTAATTATTGCCGCCCGCGATCAGACCAAGCAGGCATTTGGCTCTGTTGATCGCGGCTTGACTGATATCATCGGCAAGCAGAAGCTGATGGCCGTTGGCGCCGCGGCTGCCGCCACGGCTTTTACTGTCGCCTTCAACAAGATGGTTCAGGCGACGTATGACCTCCTTGACGGCATGTCGCGCGTCGGCGATCGCATGGATAAGATGTCCCAGCGCACCGGCGTGGCTGCCGATGAGCTTCAGCGGTGGGATTACGTTGTCCAGCTCGGCGGTGCGACCGGCGAGCAGTTTGAGGCAGCGCTGAAACGGCTGGCTCGCGCCATCTATGACGCCGACCGTGGTGTGAAAGAGTCGCGGGATGCGTTTGAAAAGCTGGGCGTCAACATCTACGGCGCCGATGGTCGTCTGCGCGACGTCAATGATATCATGTATGACGTCGCCGATGGTATGAAGCGGGCGAAGTCCGAAACAGAGCGGATGGGGCTTGCACTCGTTGTCCTTGGTCGCGGCGGCACGCAGATTCTTCCGACACTCAAGCAGGGCTCTGCCGCCATTCGTGAGCAGATGTCGGATCTTGATAAGCTCGGCGGCGTCTTGAGCGAGGATTTCGTCCGCAATTCTGCCGCATTTGTTGACGCCCAGCTCCGGATGCGGACCGCCTGGACAAACTTCAAGGGCACGCTATCGGCGGAGGCGTTAGAGGGTGCGGCTGAAGCCCTGAACACTTTGGCCGAAACGATCGGCAATCTTGCCAAAGACGATGACCTCAAGATTATATCCGAATGGATAGCCAACGAGATCGTTGGGTTTGCGATATTGGCCAAGAAGGCCAAAAAGGCCGCCGATGAACTGGAAAGACTGCGTGACATTAAGCCCGCCCCGCTAAATCTTGGGTTCGGGCTTGGCAAAAAGCTCCGCGGCGGCGATGAAGGATATGGCGAAGTCCCGCCATTCATGCCGGATGTGCCCCATATCCCAGGCGCCCTGCGCCCGCCAAAGGTGGCCGGTGGCGGCGGCGCCGAAACGCTCGCCGATGATACCGCCAAGTGGATCGAGAACCGCAAGGCTGCAATTGAGGCGCTGCGGACGTTGGCGCAGATTGACCGCGAGCTGGCCGAAAAGCGGCGCATGGAGCCAGAGAGGACATTGGCGGCGCAAGACACCGGCGAATACGGAGAGTTTGGCAATCTTGAATCGGATGCATGGTTTCAGGAACAGCTCGCCGGCATGGACGAGATGTTCGGCGCCTTCGACGAGCAGAATCTGGCTGAACTTGATGACGCCATCAAGAAATTCCATGAAATGAACGATGGCGTCGAGGAGCTTGGCCGCACCTTTGAAGATGAATTCATCGGCGCCTTCTCGACGGCAATGACAACGATGATCTTGCAGTCGGAGAATGCTGCTGACGCATTCGTCAATACATTCAAGGCGGCATTCGCTGCTGTTGCGTCTGCCGCAATTACATTCGGGCTCAAGAAGCTGATTGGGCTCCCGTTCTCCGAGGGCGGCACGGTGCCGGCGATGGCGCTTGGCGGCTCGATCCCCCGCGCCTATGCGGGCTATGCCGTGCCCGACGGGCCGCGGGGCATGGACTCGCGGCTGATCCTGGGGATGCCCGGAGAGGAGGTCATCAGCCGTTCGCTGTCACAGCGGCTTGATCGCTTCCTGGCCGCCGCCGAGGTGGCGCAGACGTATGCACCGGCGAGCCTGTCGGGCGGCGGGACCGGCAGCAAGATCGAGGTCCATTATCATGGCGGGATGCCCGTGAAGCGTAGCGACTTTGTGAAGATGGGCGATGAGCTGGCGCGGGCTGTTGCCGAGGCCCGGCGGAGGATACTATAATGGGCGAGCCGCTTTTCAACCTTGTCCGCGTGGACAACATCGAGACTACCGAGGGGCTCAACTATTCGCCTACCACGGATCAGGGCAAGTACCACGACGAGATTCAGCTTGTCGATCCAGACGGCCACCCCTGTGCCGTGCCGGTGTCGCAGGGCTTCACCGACATGGATGCGCGGCTGGACTATATCGACGGCTCGTCCTCACAGGTCAAGCGGGCCCTGCGGCATCAGATCGTCCTTGATATCGACTATATCGACAGTGACGTCTGGCGCAAGCTCAATCGCTGGATGATGGACAGGGCCAAGGTATATTTTACACCTGGGTTCGGCAGGCACACCGAGCTTGCCTGGCGGCCTGTCCCGGATACGTCCGGAAGCTTTGCGGACCTTACCGGGCGCTATACCTTGAATGTTACCGGCGATCCCGCGCGCAACCTGTTCTGGGATGATTTTCTCGGGCAGGGCGTCATGCGCGGGGCCGGATACGGCAACCAGCGGATCGTCAAGACACCGGGCGGGGCGGGGCAGATCTTCGAGCGGGCGCATACGAATCTTGCCGACCCGGCCTATCCCACGGCTGCCGATCTTGGGTGGGCCATCGGCGCGTCCGGAGCGACATCCATGACGACGACGCACGTGCCGGACGCTTTCGGCCATGCCGATTGCCCAGATGCGATGCGAGTTGTGCGGTCTGCATATACCGGCACGAGCTATATTTTTCGGCAGCTTACCACCTCTACCGGGGACGGCACAATCAACGCCGCCGTATGGCTCAAAGGGCAACTCCCGCCCGGCTCTATGCTGCGGATTTACGATAGCAATGCCGGGACAATGATCGCATCTGTTGCCCTTGATACGTCATATCCCGATTGGACGCGTGTTGATATTCAGGCGATAACTACGCTATCTGGCTTGCACGACATCCGCATTGTGCACTGGGATGCCGGCCATGACACGACGGCCGACTATCTCGTCGGGCCGACGGTGTTTGTTGAGGAAATTACATCCTCGCAGTATTCGCAGCCAAACCCACAGTGGCAGACGCCTGGGGCGGCCAAGTCCGCGGACTTGCTCCAGACATCTGCGCCATTTGCGCAGCCGAGAGCTGGCACGTACTTCGCCGTTTTCTACGTGCCCGAATGGTTCGAAGAGCTTGACTCGGCACTAATGTCAATTTGCGGCCCGGTGTCTGGTCTAATTCAGGCGTTTTACTTGACGGCTTATAATGCCAACACAAACTTGCGCGCCATCTTTTACTATAAGACGGGCTCCGCAATAGGGCCAAACATTGGCGGATTAATCAATCCGGGCGAAATAAATACCGCGTGCGCGACATTTGCCAATGGCAGCGTATCGATGTATATCAACGGCGATCTCGTGCAGTCGCTGTCGACTTCTGATACCGAACAGATTGAAACAACGAGCAATTATCTACGCATTGGTTATGCCGTCGGCCGCGGCTCCTGGCCTCTTTTGATGACGCACCTGCGGATTGATAACGAGGTCTGGAGCGCCGACCGCGTCGCCAACGAGCACGAGACGCACAGCAATCCGGGTGCCCTTGAGGTCGTCGTGGCCTCGCGCGGACGCCAATATATGATTCGCGAGATTCCATCCCAGCCATTCCTGGCGGCCGGGAAGTCGTACATGCGGGGCCGCCTGGTCCTTGAACAAGTAGATTACAATAAGTCCATCGCGGACATCACTAGTAGCGAGGAGTAGCGCAAAATGCGTAAGCTGATCATCTCCATTGCCCTTATCCTGTCCGCTGCCGTCGTGGCCGCCACCTATGGCTCGCTGGACACTGACGCCGGTGCCTACGCCGCCGACTTCAAAATTAACTTTTCTGGGCGGCCCAGTCAGGTTTCTGTCTACGCATCCGGCGGCACTGTGACCTACTCGGGCTGGAAGGCTCTCTCAGATACGAATTGGGTCCGCGTTGTGCCCCGCGACACCGCCGGCGACACGGTTGTGACGGTATTTGACGGCGGTGTTGTCAATGAGTCGTCCGTCGGCGTTGACGTGCTGGTCGTCCATCGCGGCACCGCCCGAGCCGTCATCTATTGGCAGTGAGGTAAACTGTGGGCCTTCTTGCCTCGACAACACAAGACGCGATTGCCGCCGGTAATAAGATTCGCCAAAGATGGACGATTCTCGTGCCGGTCGTCGCCGGCAGTTCGACGTTCACGGAAAACGTCATCCATGATGATGATGGCGACCAGCGCACGGTAATTGATGCAGGCAGGCGGCGCAATACGGCATACAACGTCAGCATTGTCGTGCCCGGAGAAATGTCCGCCTCGTCATATGAGTTCGTGGTTGACAACAGCAGCGGGCGGTTCTACAGCGATGTCGTGGACGGCTATTTCTATAGCAACTGGGGCGGCTTGATGTACAAGGCCGACCCCCGCGAATGCCGCGTAAAGCATGAGGTATTCGTCGATGTCGGCGGAAGCTGGGTTGAGCTGCCGTGTTCGCCGTGGATCGGCCAGATTACCGACGTCATCTATGAGGACACGTATTCCGCAGACGGCACGCCGCAGCCGGTCAGCGCAACAATCATCAGCGAGGGGCTACTGGGCACAATTCTGCGCCAGCCGTGGACGTCGGATCATACGCACGAGGACAACGCCCTTGCGTCATATACGCCGTCTGGGATGGTCGTATCATCCCTTGACCGCGGCTGGTATATGTCTGGCTACACTTATTACGTATGGGCGCAGTGCATCACGACAGTCGCATGCGATTCGACGTTGAAGTGCGTCGAGCGAGACGGCCTGGTATTTACGACACATACGGCGACAACGACGGCGACGACGACGCATCAGATCGAATTCAATCTCGGGGCAGAATTCGACCAGTGCGACTTGACTTGGAATCTCGATGGCGGGGCGTCGTTCAATGTTACGCTGAAGCATCCAGAGTTGTATATGGTCTATAGGTCCGAACCGGGAAAAGAGAGGCCGTGGTAATGGATGCAGCTTGGTGGGCTGGCGACTGGGAGATTGAAACTTACATCCCCGGCACATCTGTGTCTGTTGCATCTATCGCGGCGTCAAGCCTGAATTCGCTGTGGGATATCGTGAGCATATCCGGCGTCGAGCGTGCCTATGTGCGTGAGTATTCGTATGGCAGCAATAGCGCCGGCTATAGGGTTGGCGGCGCGTTTTTGGTCCGTAATGCCACGACCGGCGAACTGACGATGCCGGCGGACATCAACAAGAGCAATGAATACAATAATGAGTTCTATCCGATCAATTACAGCTCGGCATCGATTGAGAAGTTCGACGAGCTGCCGGTAAAGTACACCAACCCGTTTACATGGAGCGCTGCGCCGCATCATAGCGACTATCTTGTCATCGTAACCTCGACGCCGACCGGCAGCCCCGGCGATACGTTCGAGATCGCCTATCGTGCGCCGTATGCATTTGAGGGTATGCCCGCGGAGGTCATCGCCGCTATTTTCTTGAAACTGGGCATTGATTCGTCCTGGCTCGACACGGCGGCATTTGATAATGCCTATGATGGGCAATATTACGATATCGGGACCGGCGGGTCGGAAAATCCGGATATCCTTTATGCAAGAGAAATCGGCGTAACACTAGCCGATTCTATCAAGGAGATTGCGGCGCATTCGTGGGACTTCATCGGCTACAACATGGCCGGGCAGCTCACGATGGAAAGCAGGACGCGGCCGACGACGACAACCGGTCTTGCCGGGCTCATCTCATTGACCCATCGCGTCGCCCATGAGCATCTGGTGAACAAGATCCGCGTGACCTATGGGATGGTCAATAGGACGACGACCGGGAATTATGGCGAAGCGCCCACCGAGATCAGCGGCGGCGAAGAGGTTGCAAACAGCAACTACACTTACCGCAGCGAGTGGGATCCGACGTTGCGATCTGCACTTGATGACACATGGACGCAGACATATTCTGACAGCACGTCGATAACGAAATATGGCACGATCAGCCCGGCCGGGAACGAGGACATCAATGATGACGGCAATGTCAAGAGCGTCCCGGCGACTCATAAGCGGTTTTTCATGGAAGGGCCTGCTGCGCATGGATATGCTATGCGTGTCGGGCAATTCTCTGAGCCGCTGCGTGAGCTTACAGCAACCCAGGACTTCCGCGGCATGGACTACGACATCGGCCATGCCGTCACCAATGTCGCCGTGACCGGAGATGGAGATACAATTGCCGATCTTCGCTGCATTTCCAAGGAGATCGACTTCAACAACTTTACCGTAACATCTGTGCTGCTGGAGGAGAAGTAGCGATGACGCCGCATGATAACAATGGGGACAAGATCACCGAGATCCTGGTCAGGCTGGAGAGGATCGAGACGAAGTTGGAGGATAGAGATCGGCGCTTGTCTGCGGTTGAGCGCGTTGTCGGCAAACACACCTTCATCGCGGCAATCGTGAGTGCTGTTGTTTATAGCGTAATCCTGGCGGTGAAATATGTGTCTGGCAAATAGCAGGCGATTTGCTGCGGCCATTGTCGGTATGATCGGGCTTGTCTGTGCGGCTGCATTTGGGCCTCCGGTGCGTGAGGCCGCCGGCCCCATCGGCGGCCACGACTATGTGGCCAACCGCACGGCCCAGCCGCCAGACACTCTGGTGTGGCTGTTCTGCACAAAGGAGCAGCTTGGGGTTAACGGCGTATGGGATGCATCGGATAGTCCTCATCCGGCATGGCCGCAGGTAGAACCAGACAGCGTCATCGCAGACATCAGCGGCGCCTTCATCAAGATTGCCCAGGTCTACAAGCTCCTGCCGGACGACGGCCCCGGCGACTGGTCGTCCTCGGTCTGCAAGCCTCAGCCGTTTGACGACCCCTACCTTGAGGACGGATGGGCGGCTCGATTCGTATGGCTGTGGTTCGACCTCGATGCTCTGCCGATCGCCAGCCCGCAGATCTTGAACGCGGACATCGGCATGTTCTACGCCGGCAGCTATACGCACGGCGACAATGACTACGCTCGCGTCGTGCTGGATACGCTTACTGCTGACCTTCGCTGGCTCGATGCGCCGATGTATCTGTACGGCACAACGGTTACCAGGTTCACGCAGTCTTCGTGGAACTACATCGACGGCGACAGCACCGCGTGGGATCCGCCGCTGGCCGACCGCCGGTACTGGTACGACATCGGAGTAGGGGGCACCAAGATCTATTATGATTCATCCGACACGACCGCTCTCTACAACCCGATCACATTCGATGTGACCGAGTCCACGGAATACGTCCTGCATTACAACAAGCCAAACGCAGGGTATATTCTCAACATCTACAACCAGCCTAACCTGACCGGGAAGAACCTGCTGCGGGCTGCCGTCGAGACGACGACGTTGCCCGAGTACCAGCCTTTCCTTGTGGTTAAGTTTGTCAAGACGCAATCGCGTCTGCCGTGGAACGGCAAGGCGTTCGCTTGGAGCTTCCAGACCGACGACAACTACATCGTCAACCTTGAATACGCCGACACGCTTGAGGCGTATGGCTACAGGTTTACCATCGGCATTCGTGGCGACCAGGTTGACGGGTACAACGGCTACGTCAACTCCAACCATCTCAGCGTGGCGGACCTGCGGAACCTGTACGCAGCGGGCCACGAGATTGCATCTCACTCGCTGGACCATTGGGGACCGGACGATTTCGGAGACTCGACTCGCATTTGGGGCACCGCCGAGGCGTGCTGTGACCCAGACAGTGTCTACCATCAGATGAGCCGCGACTGGCTCATGGAAGTGCTGGGCCTGTCTGCAAGCGATACGCTGGATGCCATCCGCAACTTCTTCGCACCTCGCGGAGGCATCAACACGTTGATGACCAACGTTGCCGATACGCTCGATCTGTGGTCTGTGCGAGGCGTGACAGAATTCGGATCGTTCGGCCCCAAGCCAGCCTGGGGCGGCGGGCCAGAGAACATCATCACCTGGCGAGACACAGTTGATGTCTACCGCATCACCTGTGGCGCCAGCGGTGATGAGTATTTCGGGCCGGCCGATTCATCCTATACCGAGGCCAAGATCGCCTCGGAGATCCGCAGGATAATTGCCAAGGCTTGGGATGAAACGGGCGGCTATGCGGCCTTTGGGCTCTGGACGCACGGAGAAAAGGGACTGCCATACGGGCTTGGCAGTGTTGATCCAGATGAGCTGGGCGCCGCCATCCGATACCTGAAGTCCCGTGGCGATGTCTACATCGGACGCCTGCGAGATATCATGTACATCTACAGGTCATCGCATATGAGCTACGATGGCGGACATCACTGGGTACTGCCAGAATAGGAGTTGATGAACATGGATTTGGGGACTATATTAACGGTGGCCGCTGCGCTGATCGGCGGCGGGGCGGTAAAGAAAACCAGCAAGAAGAAGGGCAGCAACGCCCACAAGGCGACCGCCCCGGCGGCGGCGATCCTGACCGCCATCCTGGCGCAGACGGCGCAGCATGGCGGCCAGATACCTGCTGACCAACTGATCGCTACGGGTGGCCAGCTTGGTGTGTGGGCTGTGTTCATCCACACGCTCGTAAAAAACACGATTCAGCTCGTCAAAGAGCTGCGCAAACTGAAGGAGACGAAGTGAGCGCGAAGATTGACCTGTCGCAGATTGAGCTTCTGGAGACCCTGTTCTTCCAGCTTCTTGATGCGCTGGGCGGCCCGGACCTGCCCGAGGATGTCATGAAGCCGCTTGGCGAGGAGGTCCACGATCTCGCCGTTGCCCTGCGTGTTGCCGCTGACGGGCTTGACATCGGCGCCGACATGCTCAAGGCTGGGCTGGTGACCAGCGAGGGCATGAACGAAATGCGCCAGAAATTCGGTGAGTTCCAGGTTGCGCTGTCGAAGTTCGGCAACCTCGAGGATGACGCCGAGTAAATGAGCGGAGCGGAGAAGACAATCTGGCCGCACTTCACGGCGCACGAGTTGCGCTGTAGGTGCGGCCAGTGTGGTCTTGGCTGGCGCGACATGAACGTCGGGTTCATGGACATGCTGGAAGAGCTGCGCCAGCATCTGGGATTCCCGCTGATCGTCAGCTCTGCCATCCGCTGCCCGGCTTGGAACAACTTCATCAGCAGCACTGGCCAGCGGGGCCCGCATACCACAGGACGGGCTATTGATATCGCCATCAGCGGGCCGCGGGCTCGCGATCTGGCATGGGCCGCGCTGGACTTTGGCTTCACCGGCATCGGCCTTCTCCAGCATGGCCACCACGATGAACGGTTCATTCACCTGGACAATCTCACCGAGGCTGATGGCTTTCCTCGCCCGCTGATCTGGACCTACCCATAGCGTCAACTGCGGCTATTCTTTCTCCAAGCCACCGGATAACCGGCACCGCCATACTGTTTCCGAGCGCCCTATATCTTGGCGTATCTGGGCATTGATCTGCGGGCCTGCCTCGATACGGGATGCGGGTATAATTGTCAGGGAAACCCTGCAGGCGCTCACATTCTATTGGCGTCAGGCGGCGAACGGAAAGCCCCTCCCTTATGCGCGTGCCTACATGAAACCCGACAATAATATGTTTGGGCACGCCATGTATTCCACAAGAATCAAGCGATTTTGCCGTCAGCGTATCTTCTATTAGGCGTCCGGCTTGTGATTGGTTGTCATCTGCGCCGCACACTCCAACGCCATTCGCAGTAAGTGCGGCAACTGTCTCCCTCGCCTGGCCGCCCGGCGCAGGAT